TCAATCGATGTCTCGGTTGCTGCAATCTGTTCTTTTGTAGCGCCTGTGGCTTTTGCCAAAGCATTAGCCAACTGGATCTGGGCTTGCTCATCTGCAATGGCAGCCTTGACTCCATCAACGCCAATCTTGATTGCGTAGGCTCCGGCAGCAGCTGCAGCAGCAGCAAATGCCAATCCCGCTTTCTTGCCAAAATCAGTTAGTTTATTAGATGAATCTTCAACGTCATTATTGGCAGCTTTTAACTTTTTATTAAGATCATCAACGTCAGCAAGGATCGAGAGTTTAAGGGTTCTACTGCCAGCCATTAGTCATACTCCTTTAAAATCCTGCTAAATGCTTCCTCCCATTGCTGAACCAACTGAGGTTGGATCTGACGCAATGTTGGATAAATAAAATAACCTTCATTGCCTCTCCTGCCATATCTCGGAGATCGAGCAGGAAATTGCTTGTAACCTTCATAAGTTCCAGAGATACGAGTTCTTGTTTTTATCTTAGAACCAAACTCGGCACCTGCTAAAAGACCATCGCCACCGGCAGTACCAACATTCCATTGAGTCGTTGCACCACCACTAAAACGCTGAGAAGCAAAACCAAATGACAACTCACCAATTTTAGATGACTTTGAAATTCTTAATCCATCTGCAATTCGTTTTGCCACCAACGCATTGGGAGCGGAACTAGCAGCTGCGCGGATTCTGTCTCCTGCAAATTGTGCAAGGTTTCCAGATTCTCGTTTTGCTGCATTTATTGCTTCATCCGACATTCCTTTAAAGGCTTTAGTGATTGCTTTTAAATCTTTTTTGTCATACGCGATAAAATTTCTTTCTCCAAGGAGTTCATTATCAGCCATGTGATCGCTCCTTCAAAATATCTATCGCGGTTAAAACATCTTCTGCACTTTCCCAGTACTGCATTGGAATACCCGTCTCAATAGCAAGACGGATAAGAATCCAGTTTACGCTTCCTGGTTGATGGCTTTTGGGCTATCGTCTCCGACTGTTACGCCAGCAACGGTTTCAGACCAAATCTCGTAAGATTTAACAGGCTTTCCAGCGTTCTCTCGCTTATAAGCGTTATAAGCCAAAAACATAAGATCCCAAATGCCAATCTTTTCATTAGCCTGAGAAATCGTGTTGCCAGTTGCCTTCTCCCACTTTGCCCACTCTGGCGGTTGTGCAACATAAGTTGCTGAGTCGCCTGAGTTATATTCGATTGTGATTGGTAGTTTCATCTTTGCTCCCGTTTGTTAGATTTTAGCTGAATGTATCTGCTGGTGTTCCTACTACTGTCAGAGCCCAAGTATCAGTCTGTGCACCTGGTGCTGCGCCTCCGATTGTTGGGAATACTGGCAAAACATTGCAAGTGAATACTGCGCCAGTAACAGCTGTAAGAGATACTGCAAGTGTTGTGTTTGGTGCTGAATCAGCTGCGCTCCACATTGCTTCAAATAGTGATGAAACAGCACCCCAGTCAGCAAGTAACTCAACATTGAGAGTCCATTGATCGTCTGTGTGCTTGTATGCCTTGCCATCGAGTGTCTGATAGACATCGATTGTTGGGCTGTTTACGAGTGTGACGCTAGTTGTCTGAGCATCGTACGCTGTAGTAGCGATGGTTAGAGTTAGGTCGCGACCCGTGATAACTGTTGTTGCCATTGGGTTTTCTCCTTATGCCGTCTGCGTATACCAGGTGGATACGCGTATGTCCGCGACTAGCAAGTTACTAGCGCCTACTTGTGTAACTGTTGGTCGATCAACTACCTGGACATCATATCCAGCCGGTATAACCGCCACAACGCTTGTGATTAGTTGTTCTATGTTATCAAGGCTTGCAGGGTTGCTGTTATAGGCAACGCAACAAGTAATTGTATAGTTTAGTTTGCATCGAAAGGTACTCTTGCCAATAGTCTCAAACTCCATATATGGAGAATCGGGTACGACTACAACAGCAGGAGCCGGAATCTGCTCAGGGACGTAACTAAATACGTTTGCAGCAACGCCCGATAGTGCGGTAGCAAGAGGAGTACGAACCGCTGAGAGAATTGTGCTTGGCATTATTGTGCCATCGTTTCAACATCGATGTATGGCCCTAGGAGGCCAACGACGCGGTTAAACAAGCTGCGTCCCATGCGGTATGGACTTGGAGCAAAATCTACGCCTTCAATCTGACCACCAGGAGCGGTACGAGATTGGAATACTTCTACTGAAACTACAATGATGGCGGATTCAACCGCTGCAACTCCAACATAAGTTGAAGCGCCTGTAAGTGTTGCGGATCCGCTAGGGATGACATTTCGTTCGATAACATCGGCATTAGTGATGTCTGCTGTAAATGAGTATGCATCGACATCAGCATTGATTGTTCGAGTGCCGTTAAATGGTGATCCGCATCCGGCGATGACAACTGATTGTCCTTCGGTGAACTCATGGATACCTACTGTGTTAAAGGTTGCGACATTGTTAGTCAGCGAAACCGATTGAATTGGTGCTGCAAAAGTTGTAAGTAAAGGCAAGATAACTGCCTCAGATGTATCGATGATGTCATCGAGATAAGCATCGTTGTAAAGAGCAGACGAAACACCAAGGACCGTTCTCAACTGTGCAGCTGTGATAATACTTGGCATTTCGTCCTCTCTAAACGACTGCCGGGGAGATCGGGAGCAACCCCCCCGGCATGATTAAGTTTGTGGTTCTATTAAACCGCTTGGTTTAGTGTGAACGCACCGCCAGCAGTCAAAGTAACTGCTGATCCGTAGCCGTAGTAACCAACTTCAACCTGACCTGTACCAACGATGTTAGTACGGAGTTGTAGTGGACCGGCACCTTCGTACCATGTAAACGCCTCACGGTTTACCATGATGATTGAATCATCGCTAGTACCTGAGATGTATGGATCAACGAATACTGGCAGACCCATTACTGAACCTACTGCGTTTCCTGGCTCTACTACGCCAAGACCGTTTGTTGATGTTCCAGCAACCTGGAATAGTGGACGCTTTGAAGAATCTGTCAAAGCGATCAAAGCAGCCCATTGATCAGGAGTTACAATGATTCCTGTTGGGAAACGCTTTGTTGCGTTGTAGATAGATGCTGCACCGCGTGAGATGAAGCCAGCGAACTCGTCGCCGTCGAATGGAAGTGTGATAACTGTTGAATCAAGTGTTCCAGCCTGTAGTGCTGTAACCATTGCAGTATCTGTTGCCTTTGCGTATGCGTTAGCCATTAGGCGAACCAATTCATCAAAGAATGCTGGTGAAGTACGATCCAAAACTTCAACATCGAACTTCTGCATTCCTGCATACTTAGCAACTGAGCAAGAGACGTATTCGATCTCTGTCTGAGTATCTGAGAAAGCGCCTTTTTCAGCAGCAGCAGCTACTGTTGGAGCAGTCTTAACGCGAGGGATTTCAAAAGTCATTCCAGCAGCAGGAAGAACAGCAGTACGAACTGCTGAAATTGCAGGACGAATGTTTGTTGTCTTTGGATCCCAAATTGATGTCAACTGAGGTGTTGGAACAAGTCCAGCAACTTCTGTTGTTGTTGTATCTGATGCAGCAGCAACATATAACTTAGATGTCTCATCGCCCATTGCTGCGCGAACTGAGTGTTCTAGGTATGAACCTGCTGAAACGATAGGTGTACGAACGCGCTGTGAGTTAAGCGGATGTGATGTAGCCTTAACTTCAGCCTTAGCAGCTTCAACCGTCTCGGTTGATACTGCCTCTGAAACGGTTTCTGACACTAGGTCGTCTCCTTCTGTCTTGGGTTCCTCAATCTGAGGTTCCGGGGTTGTTTCGGTTGCAGCGGTGCCAGGTGTTTCAGCAGCTGCTACCTTTTCCACTTCCGCACCTGGGATTGCTCCATCAGTTACGAGTGAAACTTCAATTAAGTTAGATGCAGAGATAGCCATAACGCCATCCTTGTTTTCCCATGCATCTACTTCAACGCCAACGCTGAAATCGCTACGCAATCCAGTCGCTGCCTCCTCCAAGGCATCATTCCCCGCGTTTGTCTTAGCAATACGAAACGAGGCTGTGATGCCTGTATCGTCTTGAGACCATTCAACGAGTTTTCCGAGAGGTTTGGTTTTGTTATGTTCTAAAACTAATTTGGTGTTCTTGCCAAAGTTAATTGAGTTAGGCAAAAACTTTGTGCGACCTGCTGAAGTGTTACCTTCTGCGTCCCATTGCACAATACGACCTGCAATGATGCGTGATTCAGCATCTGATGCAGTAATTGATACCGGCATTGTTATTTTCATGTGTCGATTAGATCCTCTTCTTCGCGAATCTCTTGAACGCTCATTGCGCCAATGCGATTCAGGATTTCATAAACCTGAGCGCGCTCCAAAGGATTGCCGCGCAGGTATTCGTCTAGCGAGTAACGGATTTCATTGCCTTGACCGACAAAATCCGGCATTGACAACCTCTGTTCGATTGCCAAAAGTAGGTTACGACCACCAAAGTCAATTAGTGATCTGCGTTCTGCTGTTGCGTTTGAATAAGTCATCGATGTTGTTTCGGCTGATGCAAAGAAAGCCGGCAATCCAATAGCGCGACATAATTCAAGCGCTACATATTGACGCGCTTCATTTAGTTGCAGTTTATTTGGATCAATTCCCATTGCCTGCAATTCAACATCGGCATTTAAGAATGCAGTTGATCGAGTTGTGCGGGCAACGCGCCAGGCTTCAAGCAATTTGCCAATACGCTCGCTAGTAAGATTTGTTCCGTTTGACTTTAGAACCATCATTGGTACAGGTTCTTTAGCAAATGCTTCTGATGCGTTTTCTAACGCGATCGCAGCTCTAATCGTACGACCTGCGCGAGATAAAAAGCCTTCATCCAAACCATTAAATACAACAAGAGATCCAACGCCCATTGCTGGCACGTCTAATCCGTCAACCGTGTATCCGATAATTTCAGTTTGATTTGCGTTTGTTTTGTAAGTAACGCGACCAGGTGCAACGCGTGTCCATTCTTGAATGCGTCCATCTGCATACATTGACATTACTTGTCCATACGCCACGCCGAAGAATAAAAGATCCTCAGCAATGAAAGCATAAATAGCAGAACCGGGTACTCTCGAATCAGGTTGATTAATCACTCGATTGGGTTCGATGTGTGCGCCGGTACTTTTAACATATTGCTCTAGTGGCAATGTAGCAAGGCTGCATAAAATGTTACGCGCTCTTGCGATCGTTGGAATTGCCATCGCTTGTTCGCGTGTGGCGCTTGACAACGGATAAAAGAAATTATTGTAAGTCGAATTAAAAGGTGCTGGAGTCGCAGCTGCGTCAACCGTAAGTCCAACCGGTTCAGGAGCCTTAGCGAACAAATCACGGATAGCCATTAGCACAAAATTATAGCATAAGTCAACCTAACACGATATCAACTTCTGAGTCAGGTCGTGTCGCAAAATGAGACACCATCGCCATACCAACTGTGGCGCAGATCGTCGCAGCTGATGCCTTGCGACCCAAATACCAACCGCCATCTTTAAAAGGTAATTTAACCGCTGATAAGGCTTGCTTGTTTAATTCCGCTTGATTGCCATGAACGAGTCGCTGGGAGGTAATAGCCGACAACATTTCGTCGCAAGCCTGCCCATAAATTGCACCGTCGATTGGAGTTGTTGGAATTCCTGCCGGAGCCATCCGAGAAGCAACCGCGCCAGCGGTTTGACGAGAATATGCAACAGTTTCGACTGAGTACTTACGCGCCCATACTGCGATGCTGTTAGCAAGGTCCTTATCGTCAATGTTTACTGGATTCGTATATGTCTCCAGTAACACAACGCAAAACTTGTCCCCATCAAGTCTTTGCGCTGCCACTAACGCGGCTGCTTTCCGATCAGGTGATAGATCAATAGCCATCCAAGTTGGTTGCTCCCGATCCAGAGTTAGCGTACCCTCAGACGCGCACTCTGTCCAACTTGACGGATTGATGGCTGGATTTATCTGGCTCACCCATTGACAAAGCATCTCCGTACGGATAATTGATTCATCATCCGACATTGCGCTTTTAAGATTATCGATATGAATTGTGTAGCCTAAAGATGGATTGGCTTGTTGCCAGGCAACCGGATCATCTAAAGCGCAACCAGGTTCAGCCGACCATTCAAACCAACCGATTGGATCGTCGGATCCAGCAGCTGCTGCAAGTCCGCGTTCTCTCATTCGATTGAGAATGACTGAATGCTGGTCTCCTGCGTTCGAATACATAATCGCCATGGGATTTTTCGAACTCATTTGAGTAAAGCGCAATGATGCCCAAACTTCATCGTCTTTATATTCGCGTACTTCGTCGAGATGAATTACGTCCGGCGCTGCAATACCGCGAGCAGCCGAGTTATTGGCTCTTACCAGGTATCGAGTACCGTCATTGAGTTTGATTTCCTGAGATCCTTTGGTTTCATACTTCTTAACGAATCGCGTCACAAGTTGTTCATTGGCTTGGATGATTTCGTCGATCTTCCAAAAGATTTCTGATGATGTAGTCAGTTTATGAGCTGTGTGGATTTGCAAACGCTCTCCCCAAAGATACATTCCTGCCAAAATACGAAGCATCATGAAGGTACTTTTGCCGTTTTGCCTGCTAAGAATCACCCCTATTTCGTTATGGTGCCATCTCCCATCGGGCTTTACTCGATGCATTTCCATCGCTAAAAACTTTTGCCAAGGAAGCAGTTTGAAGTAATCTCCGGTTGCTGGATCCTTCAAAGTCTCTACAAAATCAATCATTTCCTGCCCGCGAGACGGTAAATCGACCGGTTTTGACCTAATACGCGGTTCTGTCGCCCCTAGGTAAGCCTGTGTAGGGCTATCTAAGCCGTTTTGAGGGTTGTTAGTCATAATTACTCAGATGCTTCCTGATAGTGGCTTATTGAGCCGTTTTTGGGGGCAAAAAGATCAA